CAGGGGCTGGGGGTGGCGTGCCACCGGACGTTGTTGCAATCGCGGCCTCGTGATCCCTGGCCCACACCTTGGCAGCGTCTGCTCCATGAGCTTCGACGTAGGCACCCTTAACCGATTCCGGTTGGGTTATCAGCGATTGCCCATCGCTGGTGACTGTTGGTGCCCCTGCCGCTTGAATGCCGACATCACGGTCATGTTGGTCGGCCCAGACCCGTCCGGCCTGTGCCCCATGCACGTCCCAGAACATTTTCTGGATCGCCGGGTCTTCGCCAGCCAATGACTTGCCGTCAGATTTTGCTTTCGGTGCCGCAGCCAGCATCGCGGCCATGCCCGTCGCTACCGGTGTCGCTACCGGTGTCGCTACCGGTGTCGCTCGATCAATAGGTGCGGGGGCTACCAAATCTGCGTCAGCGTCTCCTGAAGTGTCTGGTGGTGCGGTTTGTATCACCGTCCTGACGTTCTGGCGCTGCAAGTCTGGCGTTAAAATGGCCTGTTCCATCCAGTTAGGACCGGCGGCTGGAGTCGGTGACGGTGCTGCTCGCACCGTCACGGTTTCATCACCCTGAGGCACTGATGGCACCACAGTGGTTCGTGTCGGCATGGTCAATACTTGATTGACCGCTCGCTCTCGCCAGTTGGGACCAAGTGCTGTTGGAAGGACAGGTGGTGTCTGGGCCCGGACGCTTTCGATACCACTTTGCACCCCTCTTGCAACTCTCTCCACCACGGGTGGGAGATCCCTTGCAACTCTTTCCACCTCGGATGGGGAAACCCGTGCAACTCTTCCCACCACCGCCTTGGCTTGTTCTTCAATACCCCGCATGTCCTGAATGCGACGCAGGTTTTTTTCAATGCCAGCTCGCGTGTCCTCGCCGATCTTGTTAGCGACCCAATGGTTCAACCTGTGCCAGGCATCCCGAAGGTCAGGTGGCCACCAGTCTTGCGGACCCATCAGTGCAATAACCTTTCCTGTGTCTCTGTGTGTATCGTCACGCAGCTCCGCAGATTCATCTATTCAGCTTTACGCCAGGATGTCCTCGACAGTGACCGGTACGTTCAGGGCTTCGTCAGCCGACATGGCCCGAGCAAACGCGGGGGTCACGCTGGGCAGGACCATCTGGCCACCGACCTCGGCAAACTCAGCCGGGACCGACCCCACGCTCGCCAGCATCTGGTCGTAGATATCCGCACCACCAATCCGCGCCCCCACGCCCGTTGGCGTTAACAGGGATGGATCACGAGTGACATCCCTGAACACACCCATCCGGGCGTCCATCAGGGCTTGATCAAGGTCCAGCGCCCGTTGCGCTGCATCTTCATCTCGCCGTCGTATTTCTGTTCGGGCCTTAATGCGTAAGCTCTGTGCCGCATCTTCCTGCTTGCGGACATCTTCCCGTTGCGTACGACGGGTGTCGTAAATCGATTCCAGTTGCGCAACATAGTCACTCGCCACCGCACGAGCTTCACTGGGCAATAACCCGGCCATTCCCTGGATGATGAGATTGGGGTCCAGCGTGGAATCGCCAATAAGGTCACTCATGCCGTCCATGCTCATCCACCGCTCAGACACGGTGCGGATGTACCCGAATAATTCGTCGGCCTGGGCGTCAGTCAACGAGCCGTTACGCAATTGGTTCGCAATTTCACCTGTCGCCCCACGCAGGTACAGCGGCGCATTGCTGTCCAGCACACTGCCAAGTGGCGCATATCCGGCAAAGCCAAGCGCAGCGTTTATTTGTGTTCGACCATCTTCGGTATTGACGTCAATGCCAAGAGCTGCCGCCTGGCCCCGCATGGCCTGTTCCATTTGCTGCTGCGAGCGTACGCGCTTGGCCGCTCGATCATTGTCAACAATTGAATTGATAATGCCCGTTAAGACGTTGGCCTCTGCTTCTTGCGGCGCGGCTGCTTTTTCTGAAATGATGACCCTTGCTTCAATGAAATCCAGCGCATCCTCTAACGTGGGAGGTTCGGCCATGCCAGGGATTGGTACGACACTGGTGGCCGCATCACGATCCATCTCACCAGCCAGCGTCTGCACATACCGCCGGAGGTTGACCGTCTCAGCACTTTCAGGCAACGCCGCCACGCGCCGCTGCAAGTCGATGAGTGTCGCCTCACGTCCACGAGGCTCGGCAACCACCTGACGCCCGGTCGGTGCTTCCACTGATGCCGGATCTTCGGTTGGGTCTACCGCAACATCGGCCAACTGTGCATATCGTGGTCGTTCCAGTGCTGCGAGACGTTCAATAACACTTTCTAGATTTTCCAGATTTTTAGCGCGGCGACCGCTGCCTGACTCCAGACGGCGGTAATTATGGATGCCATATGTCGCTAGCCCCTGGGCAAATTCCTCAGATGTCATCGGAGGTTCTGAACCCTCCGGCCAGAACCCCTGTTCACCTATCTGTTCATGCGTCAGCAGTTCTTGGTGACGAAGGTGCCGAGCCATCTCCCGTAGCTGATTGAGTGTCTGAAGTTCCTGCAACACCACCGCTCGTTGTGCATCTGTCAGTTGTAATGCCGACTGTGCCCGACGTCTACCGGTTGCCATGTATCACCGCCTGTTGCATCACCTCGAACCGTCGGCGCTTCACCGCGTCGGGTCCATACACTGCTGCTTCCATTTCCAGGTCATCCGTACTCTTGGACATTTCTTCAATGAGTTGTTCGTCGGGTTGTAGCGGGATTTGATCGAAGCCCAGTTCGTCCACCGCTCGGGTGCGTAACATCTGGAGAAACCGATCCGTATGTTGTCGAAAACGATCGGCGCGTCGGCGAAACCGGCGCGGCTCCTGGTCATCAGCCCAGCCTCGACCCTGCGTCGGATCATCGGTTGGCCCATCCAGCGGTTGTGGGGTCAGGAACGGATTCTCAATCATCGCTCGACCGTGACCTGATTCTCATTCGGCTGGTTGGCCGGACCCTGGACGGGAAGTCCCACGCCCGGTTGCCGTGGTCCCGGTGGTGCCCCACCCAGAACCCCACCTTCAGCCGGAGTAAAGGCGGGTTGCCCATCCGGTCCAAGCACTGTCGGTTGTGGCGTCGGTTGTGGCATCGGTCGCGGTCCACGACCGGAAGCCACCATCGCAAACTCACTGAACCAGGCATTGAATTGCGGGTTCTGTAGCACAAAGTCTTCCCACGCTCGTTCGTCCATCAGTTCTTCAACATTCTCATAATTCGCCAGTTCAAGGGCTACCCGTTTTGGCAGGAACCCGCCGCGCCACTGGTTGAGGTAATGCTGCTCGTTGGCAATGGCGTTCATGGGGTCATGCGGTCGAATACTGACTTCAACATCGAACCAGCCCTGCGTGTCATCGGGGCCAATCGCCACCCAATCCACCGTCTGCCGGTCCTTCTCGGTAAATCGAATCGGCACCGTATCGCGGACCCGGTATTCCACCAGCTCCAGCATGCGAGCAAACAGGACGGCGAACGCGGTCGCCTGGTGATCGGCAATCTGGTCAAACGGCACTCGTGCCAGTTGGGCACTCAGCGCCTTGGCAAACCCGGACCCACCGCCGGCCCCCACCGCTGCCGCATCGATCTGCGACGATTCCATCAAGGCCGCGAGAATGCCAAAGGTTTCCTCAAGGTCACCGCCATAGCGGGGCAACTCAATCGGGAAGAACCCCTTGTCACTCCCAGGCTCCAGCGGATGGGCCTTGCCAATTTCCAGTTCAAACGGCTTGGCCGAGCCATCCTCGTCGTCTTCGCCACCCACAAACCCATCGACCTGGTAGGTCGGATAGCTGGTACGCCAGGCGCGATGCCCCTTGGCCGTCAACATCGTGTACAGCCACGACACCATGCCTTCCAGTGGAGTTAGCACTGATAGGTAGCGTTCCTTGGGATTCGTCGTCGGTTCGGTCCAGCCTGGCGCATGGATGTACGGAATGAATCCATACGCATGCTTAAAGCGGTGGAGTAGTCGCCATGACCCCTTGAGGTTGGCAAACACCACCTGCCAGTCGTTGTCCCAGTATTCGAGGACTTCCACATCATCGGTCTGTCGGTCATCGTCGGTGGAGAGCGGTTCTCCACCCAGCGCACTGGCCATGCGCATGACATCTCGCCGAGGTCGTCGGCTGACTTCAATCACCGCATCCAGGCCAAATTCCCCGAAATCGGCAAAGATGGTGTTGGGATCTGGCACCCGTACCGCAAACGGTAATGGGGCCCCACGTTTCCAGTTCGCCACGCGGCGGTTGTATTCCTTGAGTTGATCGGCATCCAGCGCATCGAGCGCGTCATGGCCTTCAAAGAGATCACTGACCCCCGGCTTGTCGTGCCAGGCATCGGGCCGAAACACCAGCTTCAACCAGCCTTCGCCATCGACCGCCTGGTGATGCGCTAACCGTCGGCGAATCCCCAGCGGGTTTCGACGTTCCAGTTGCACGAGGGCTGCATTGCACCAGCGCGACACCCGAGCTGCCGCTCGCATGTCGTAATCCGTCGGGTCTGGTGGCGTCGGCACCTTGATCCGCAACGGTTCGGCGGTAACGGTCTGCACCGTGCGCCGCACAAAGGTTCGGGGTAACCCGAGCTTGATATCGACCGTGGTGGTGCGCAGGTCATCCGGCACCAGGATGTCAATTTCGTCACGTAGCATTTCGCGCCACGCATCACGCCGGGATGTGCGTCCGGCATACAACAATTCGAGGTCTGATTTTAACGACAGGATGTGTTGACGGGTTGGCGTCCAGCCCGTTCGACGTTCAGCCACGGTGCATT